CACGCTACTGATGTCCGCCTTGACAGCAGCCGGTGTGCCCCCACCCAAGGGGGTTTCTAGACCCCGATAATTTGTATCTCGCAGCATAGCGTTAGTGATCTTGTCATCACCAAGGCCAATAGCTGAGTCAAGGGCCTTAGAGTCAAACAGGCCTGCTTTCTCAGCAAAAGAACCTATGCCGCCTGCAAGGCCGGCGACCATGCCGATCTGGGACAGGGTCTTGTTTCCGGTGATGTTGCCGACTAGGCTTAGAGCGCTCCCCACAAACTGGAGGCCCGACAGCAAAGTTAAGCCGTTTGCTGCAATGGTTGCGCCCGAGGTATACATCGAGAATATCGAAATGGCCGCGCTGAGCGGGTCTCTCTTCTCACCGTAGGCTGCCCCGCCCGTGGGGTCGCCAATCGGGTGGTCAATCGACATTGCCCGGGTTTGCGTCCGGGTTAGATAGAATTTCTTAATCATATTTTCCTCTCAAATGGTAGGCTGCCAAGCAGGTAGTACTCAACGTCCCCGTCTTTCCAAGTGGGCTTAAACCCGATTCGTTTCACAAACTTTTTTTGATCTACTCGCTCGTGAGATACGCGAGTGGTCAAAAAGCCATGTCTCTCAAACACCGGCTCAAGGAAAGCCCTGACCGAGTCACGCATGCTGGCCCTTGGCTGCCAGTCAGGGGCAAGAGCAATGTGCACTTCAGTCCCTTTGGCCACCATGGTCCAAACAAGCCGGTCTTCAAAATCGAACTGAAGAACTTCCCAGTCAGCAAAGTAGTCAAGGATCTGGTACCTCGACAACGCAGTGCCCTTGCGAACCGAGGAGATGATCGGTTCAAGAAGGGCTTCGCGTGTCATGACAGACCGGTCAACAGATCTTTAAGCCCTTTGATTCCCGACGTTGCGCTGAGAATCTCAAGCGAATTCTGCAAATAGGCTTTCTGCATGTTGACGGCCGCCTGCTTCGGCGTAACAGGGGGCGTACCCGTAGCGTCTTTAACATCAGCGCTGAGGTCTGGGTTGGCCATGAGGTCGGCGATGTTCTTGGACACTTGCTGGAAGACGTCGTTTGCGCTGGCCGATGCCTGTATCTGGTTTTTGTAAGCGGCCTCTGTTGCAGCCAAGGTCGCGCGGGTAGACGCGTCGATGTTCTGCAGTTCGATCTTTGTCTGAGCGTCGGCGTTCGACAGGGCGAACTTCATCGACTGGTCCATCATGTTCTGGACAGTGCTGTTGAGAGCGGTGGCGTATTGCTTGGAGACGTCGGTCTGGTTGGCAGCCGTGACTTGGGCGGCCTGATTCTGGGCTGCCGCATTGGCCGCCGCCGCTTGATTGGTCGCGCCGGCCGTGAACTGTGCGGCCTGATTGGCCGCGGCTGCGTTGGCCGCGGATGTCTGGCTGGCTGTACCCGCGCCAAATTGCATGGCCTGATTTTTCGCAGCTTGGTTTTGAGCTTCGGCTTGGTTGGCCGCAGAAGCCGTGAATCCGAGAGCCTGATTGCCGGCTGCCAAGTTTTCTGAGCCGGCTTGGTTCTGAGCGTTGGCTGTAAAACCAAGGGCTTGGTTGCTTTGGCCGGCGTTGAACTGGGCCAACTGGTTTGCAGCGTTGGCGTTGACCTGAGCTGAGTTGGCAAAGGTGGCCGCGTCTTGTGTGGCGATCGGGAGCGCTGCCGAGTAGACGGCCTTCTGGCCCTCTCCCAAGGCCATGCTCGAGTTGACCAAGCCTCGCGAGTTCATCTGAGCCAATGAGTTGGCACGGGCTTGCTGGAGCAGGGGCGAGTTGGCAGCAATCAGGCCGCCGATCTGTCCTTGAACTGTTTGGTTGTTGTCGACGTTCCAGTTGGTGCCAAGGGCCCCGGCCGCGTCGTATCCGGCCGCTGTTCGCGAACCCGCGTTGTAACCTTCGCCAGTCATGGTGCTGGCCGTGTATCCAAACGGGTTGGCGTCGGTAGCCTTGTAACCAGTTGCGCCAGACGTCGCCGCGGTGTATCCAGTGGCTTGAGGTGCGGCGATCGCGCTCGTAGCGTTGCCGAGCAGGGTTGCCCCTGACGTGGTGTTTAAATCAAACGGGTTGTTTGCTGTTGCCATATTCGCTCCACAAATAGGAAAGCCGCACTAGGCGGCCTATTGCGGGCGCAGTGGCCCCGCAAAGATTTTACATTAAGAACAGGGCGCGTTCATCATTTCTGCGCTTTACCAGTCCGGGCAGGATTTTGCCCCCGCCCCTTGTGAATTTCAGAAACTCGTCCGCCGCTTCTTCGATCTCTCCGCGAAGAACCTTTTGACGGAGCGTTGATCGCTGAACTCCTCCCAGACCGAGATTAAAAGCAAAGCTGACGAGAGCATCAAACTGGCCTTGGGTGAGAACCACGGGAAAGAGCTTGGCAACCCCAACCTCAAATCGCTGAAGATCGCGGCCAAGAATTCCATCTACTTCTGCCTTTGAAAACGTGCGGTTATCTGCTGCCGCAAGTGGGAAAGCGTCTCTTTGATCCAAAGGTAAGCGACCTTGATCTGGGTAAAGGACATGACCTACTCCAATCGTAAAAAGACGCGCTGGGCATCGGTACGGTTTAAATCGAACACCCTCGTGGTGCTTGATCATCTCCTTGCAACGGGCAGAGACTTTCAATCCTTGCCGCCTTTGAATGCCCGGCCGCCGAAGTGGAAGCTGATGATCGATGCAAAGATGATCTGAGTGTCAGAGTTCCACAACTTGGTGAGCAGAACATCGAACGCCACCCCGTGGTTCCAAGCGTAGACAAACCCGCCGACTTCGACGAAGGTAAATAGCAAGAAGAAGCCGTAAGTCAACAGGGGCCGGACACCGGCCCGGAGATTGACCATCCACTGGCTGGCGCCCTGACCTATGGCGATGTCGTGCGCGTACAAGGCCGCTCGTTCTGATGCCTCTGCCTCGATCATCTGCCCTTCGATCTTGATCTCCTCGACCCTTTGCTGGGCTTCGTACCCGGCCTTGCGCATCTCCAGCTCTCGCTCGATCTGCAATTGGGCCATGGCCATCTCATGCTTCTTGTCTGCCCTGTCTTGGAAAAAGCCAAGCAGCTTTGGCAAGCCCCCGGCGAGGAAGGAGATCAGGGTCGAGAGTAGGGTTAGCATGGTCAGCCTTTCAAGTCAAAACTCAGGTTTGCATGGCGTGGGTACTGCACAACGCGCTCACCCTCGGGGCATTTGTATTTGATCGTTGCCAGAAGGGTGGCTGTGCCGGGTGCAATCTTTTCTTTTTGCACCATAGTCAATTGGTAGGTAAACGTGTCAATCGTTGGCCCTGCTGGGCCGCTGAATTTGCTTGCCGTTGTCGTTGCCTCGTGCACCATACCTGCTGCGTCACGGATGCTTGGGGTAAAACTCTCAACAGAGCAATCATCACGCTTTTTAATCCGGGCCACTGTCACATTGATAGGTTGCCCTGCCGCCGCTGTGATTTTAAAATGCTCTGGTGACCACTCAAGAATGGCTCTGTCAAACCAACCAAACTTGTCTGCCAACGTGTACCCGCCGCCAATGGCTGCAATGCTGGCTGCGACTGCCCCGATGGTTTTGGTTAAGTCGATCATGTGTCCCCCACGAGTTGCCACGTAAACCACGCGGTTAAACCAATCACTACAGCCACCAATGCAGCCCACAGGCCAAAGGTCAGGATGTCGTTAATCTCTTTAGCCCTCAGTGCCTTGGCCTGAGCCTTCTCTGCCTCTGCCTTTTTGCGCTCAGCCACCATGCGGTTACGCTCCAGCATCAGGGCGTTCCAGACATCGTCATTGCCTGACCAGATCAGCATCTGCTTCAGCTCGTTCTCTGCGTCTTGGAGCTGCTTGAGCTGCATCACCGTCTCAAACGCCACTGCCGTATCGCTCTTGCCAAAGCCCTTTGGCTTCTTCTTGACCGACGCCTTGGCGATAACGTCCTTCGCCTCGAAGAACTTCATCAGGTCGCCGCTGATGCCATTGATGTCCTTGCCCATCTTGATGGCAGCTTGTATCCCTTTGATGGCTCCTTGGGCTACAGCGAATGCGGTTAGCGGATCGATCATTTGTCCCGCCTGTTCCACATTTCAAATAGCGTTTTGATCTTGTCCTCCAAGACAGCTACCCGCAGGTCCAACTTTGCCAAGACGATGATCAAGGTGATCAGCGCCAGCAGGATGGGCCATGCTTTTGCGAGGACGTCGAAGAAGTCCACTTCATCTGCCCAGCGTCAGAGATGCGTAAACGATAGCGGACATGGAGACGATCAAGACGCCAGTGGTCTTCATAATCACACCCTCAAGCCGCTTGAGCCGAGCATTGATCTGTGCATAACGTTCTGCACAAACGGCCTCATGGCTCGTAAACCGGATGTCTAGCTCACTCATGGTGCGTCAGGCCAAGTAACGGTCCAAGGGAATCCAGCCTGTGCTGGGATGTCTCGCAAGGCTTGGCAGTAATCTTTCCACGCCTGTGAAGGTGTCATATCACTGCGAAACCTCCAATCAGTCTCAGTCAGCTTGTCATCCCGGCTGGTGCGGACAGACTTGGCTTGCTCTGCGTCCTTGCTGGCCTTGTAAGCAGCCTCTTGCTCGGCAGCAGTTGTGTCTTCTGTGTCGGTGAAGGTAGGGCCAAGGATGTACTTGGTGTACCACTTACCGTCAATCTGCTCGACGCCAGACGCTTGGCTGTATTGGTAGACCGTCCCGCCAGAGGCTTGTGGGCCTTCAAAGACTACATCAGCACCCAGTGCTGTCAAGACCTCGGTTGTTGTTGTGTCCCACGCTGGGCCACCATTGGCTTTTT